AGCGCTCAACGGCGTCGCCCGTTCCGGCGGTGCAGCGGTGGGGGCTGTCCGCCGGTTGGCAGGGGCAGCACGTAACGCAGCGGCGGCTATTCGTCCCATCGGGGCGGCGGCGCAGCAGGCGATGAGCGCCCTCATCCGGAGCGTTTCCGCCGCGGCGACCAAGGCCAAAGCGGCGGGGAACGCCATCGGGAAAGGCGTCCTGACCAGCATCCGGCAGGGGATGAGCCCCCTGCCCAAGATCGCCGCCCAGGCTATGAACAGTCTGGCGGGTGCCATCAAGTCCGGCGGAAGCCGGGCCATAGCAAGCGCCCGCTCTGCGGCGTCGTCTATCACCAGCGCTCTCCGGCACGCTGTGCCTGGCGCCACCAGTGCCGGCCGCTACATCGGCATGGGTCTGGCCAACGGCATGGCGTCCCAGCTGGGCAGAGTGCGCAGCGTGGCGGCGCAGCTGGCGTCAGCGGCGGAACGCGCCATCCGCGCCAAGGCCAGGATCCACAGTCCGTCCAAGGTGTCCCAGGCCCTAGGCGAATACTGGGGCACTGGCTACGCCCTGGGCATCAGCAGCATGGCGCAGTCTACCCGCAAGGCGGCAGAACGGCTGGTGACCGTGCCCACCCTGGCGGCAGGGCCTGACTTGTCCTATCACTGCAGCCTAGAGCAAGACTTTGACTACTACCGCAACGCCCAGTACACCATCCAGGTGCCGGTGACGGTGGATGGCCGGGAGTTCGCCCGCGCTACAGCCACCTACACCCAGGAGGAACTGACCAAGCGGCAGACCAGAGACAGCCGCAAGCGCGGCATCCTGTAAGGAGGGCAGAAATGTACAACTTTGTGGATACCAACGGGTATGCCGAGGGCACATCTCTGCCCTCGGAAGCTCTGAAGATCAACGGGGCATACCTGGAGAACAAGGTGACCGGCTACCGCACCCTGTATGTGAAGGGGCGGGAGATGCTGGCGCCGGACATCGAGACCTACGAGACCGGCGTCCGGGACGGCTCCACCATCCAGTCCAAGCGGTTCCCAGCCCGGACCATCACGGTGGGGTATCAGCTCATCGCCTCCTCTGCCGAGGCGTTCCGGGCGGCGTTCAACGCCCTGAATGCGGCCCTGGACGTGGAGGAAGCGGAGCTGATCTTTGCGGACGAGCCGGACAAGTTCTTTATCGGCACGCCCTCCGGTCGAGGAGACGTCCCTGCGGGGCGGAACGCCATCACCGGGGAGTTTGACATCCTCTGCGCGGACCCGTTCAAGTATTCCTGCACGGAGTACGAGGTGACGCCGACCCTGGATGACGGCACCACCTTCGCCATCCAGTACAACGGCACCTATCGGAGCTATCCCACCCTGGTGGCGGAATTTGCGGACGAGGATGACGACACCACCGGCGGCCTGACTGGCAACGGGGATTGCGGCTATGTGGCCTTTTTGAGCGATGACGCCGCCATCATCCAGCTGGGGGATCCGGACGAGCCGGACACGGAGAATTACGCCAAGTCCCAGACCCTGACCAACCAGAAATTCAGCACCTACAGCGCCACAGTGGCGTCCAAGTGGCCCATCAACACCGGGCGGACCTCCTCTTCCGCCGTCACAGCCACTGGCACGGTGGTGGTGGGCAAGGACGCCGAGGGCGCCAAGCTGCTGGTGGCTAACAGCTACGGTACCGGCACCAAGTGGCACGGGCCGTCCATCACCCGCACCATCCCGGCGGATGCTTCCGGTC